AGGGAGCGTAAGTACAATGGATGCAATGTGTTAGGGTAGAGTGCAGGGTAGGTGAGAGTGAGGCGAGCGGTTTCCCACGCACCCCCCCCATTAGTGGGGCATGGCTGCTCGATGCTTGTTCGGATGCTCTTTGAGCCTTGTTTGCTGTCTCATTGGACGCACCTAGCTTGATTCCCGCTAAGCCATTGCCGCTAAAGGACTTAGCTGCCAATCTCAACAGCGCTGGCAAGCGAGTGGGGAAAGATAGCATCTTACGCGCGAGACGAGGGGCGGATTTTGGATTCACCCCCACCCCTTTCGAGTCTCCCGTATAGCGTATTAGTTCACCCGTTCCTAGGCACCAAAATGAGGTATCTGATGGCCACTACGGCGTATAGGGTCGCGGGAGTTTGTGTCTCGGGCGTTCCAAAAATCCTTGCTTTCATCCCCTGGGTCGGATTAGACTACCAGCGAAGCAATTTTTTTGGTCTGTGCGCGAAAATGAGCGCGTAGCGCGCATGTGGCGCGCAAGACAATTAACCTACGGGTAGTTGTTCTGGGTTCGAAACCAGACGGCGAACGACTTGCGGCAGGGATCGCTAACCCTTTCCTGCGTGACCTGCCGCCGGTCGGCCCGGTTTTTTGGGAGGGCTTGGTATGAGAGTTTTCCTGAGTTTGGTGTTGTTGGTGGGTATGGCGTCGGTTTGTTCGGCTCAGTGGTTTTACCAGCCGATAGAGCACAATCCGGTATATCGGGGTCGTTACATGGGTCCGGTGTATCCGAGCCATCATTACGGTGGTTACTATGGTGGCGGGTATCATGGTTATGGTCCGATTGAGGTACGTGTGAGCCGGAGCGCGATTGACCCGTTGGGTCCGGGGATAATGCCACGCAGTTACTACTATGGTCGGGGGTGGTGAGTGAGCAGTCCAGTTGAGGAAGCGGTTGAGAAGGAAGGGCCGGGGGCCATGTACTCTGACAATCTGGACGAGTGTATAGCCACGCTGAAGAAGTGGCTAGAGATTGAAGGGGGTGAATGATGGATGCGGACCTTGATGCCGCCATTGAAGCAGCCATCGTCCGTGGCATAAAGCGGTCTAGCGTCAACCGTGCCGAGAAGATTCGTTGGTACGAAGTCACTCGCCTTGCAATGCGAAATGGAGCAGAGTTTGCTGCTCTTGCAAGTTTTGCAGGCCGTGACACTGGCATCCTGTGGGCTGAGGGGCAGACCGAGTGCCGGTTGTGTGGCCACGAAAGCCATTCGGTCGTTCCGGTCGATGAGAAGGCTGGCCTTGAGGATGATGTGCTTACTCGTCTTGAGTGTTCTAATTGTGGCAACATGACTGCCGAGATGAAGTGGAGGTGAATGATGGCCGCTGAGGATGGTTCTGTGGATTCTTGGCCGCGACCTATTCCGGTGAGTGAGCGATTGCCGGAAGATTACACACCGATTCTATGGTTCTGTGCGGGAGAATGGTGGGCTGGCCATAGCGACAGCGGGGTGTTCTTCTCGCATGTGCATCACGGAACCCAGCATTGCGAGACAGTCGAAAGCGGAGTTACCCACTGGCTCCCCCTTCCCCCGCCGCCTGAATGAGAGAGAGGCAGCATGGACGCTGAGATACCCCCTGCGATACAGCAAGAGAAAGACCACTTGAAGGCGTGGCGTCACTGTGAAGTGGTGGCTGCTGCGCCTTTTTCTCGTTTGGCGGGGTGGCTGGAGCACAAGGGAATTGATTCGATTCCCCTTCGTAATGAGAAGCGGCGGACGATTTACAAGCGACTTGTCAAAAAGGGTGTGTGGAAAGATTGGCAGAAGGTGGCTGGCGAGATTCGTGGAGAGTGGAGTCTTTGGAAAGAGTCGGGCACCCAGATAGGCTTGTGTGGGGACGAGAAGATATTTTTTAGCGCGGGGGTGAAGAATGAGATTCTTTGGCGGTTGTGTGAAGTGTTGATTGCCAATGCCGCGTTTGAGGTCACGGACAAGCGTTCTGCGGTGGCTTCTCGAGTGGTGGGCAATAGTGAGGAGGGGATGGATTTCCTGCCTCCCTGGATGCGTTGGGTGGCTCTACATCCTTATCTGCATGAGGATCAGGAGTCGATAGAGGACGATCCGATTCTCAAGGCCAAGTGTGATATGTGCGTGGAAGGCTGCCCGAATCAGGCGGCGATGAATTGGTTCCTTGCCATTCGTGGTGACAAGAAGGCTATCCTGGAGTTCTTCCGTCAGGTGGGAGCGAAGTATAGTGAGGAAGTGAAGCGGACGGATAAGAAGCCGGACGCGGAAGTGGACCCGGCAGAGGAAGCGGCGTTGGAGCAGGTCAAGAGTTTAGAAGAGATGCTGGGGGTGTGAATAATGCAGCGCCGTAGTTTCCTAGCCATGCTGGCCGCCCTGCCGTTTGTGGGGAAGATGTGGGGTCCGAAAGTTCTAGCATTTGATCCGCATTGTTATGCTCTCGAATTGGGACTGGATCGTGGCAGGCGTTATTATGTTAAATATGCCACAGCCCGAACTGTGTTCATAAGCAAGGATGGAGTTCATTGGGTTGAAGTGGCCAAGCCAGTTGGGTGAGGGGGGAAAGCGCCATGGATGGCCATACAGAATTACCCGCACGGTGAAGTCTGCCGGTACAGCGGGAGAGTCGATCCCTTAGTCGAAGCGCTGCCCTATTACAAGCTCGTCGAGAAAGACCCGGCGAAGCATCTCCAGTGGCGCTTGGACCTCTATAAGAAAGCGGCCACCAATAAAGCGCTTCAGCAGAAGCTAATCGAAGCGTGTGAAGCGGACCCGCTTTTCTTTTTCAATGCGGTGTGCTGGATCACGGAGCCGCGTGGCGGCAAGGCGAGTGGCCGCAAGAACAAGATCATCCCGTTCAATACGTGGTGCCACCAAGACCCGGTAATCGCCGCGATGGGGCACTATTGGGGCGACCGCCATATGATCGGCGACAAGTCCCGTGCTCAAGGCGCTACGTGGATTATGTGCGCTTTGATTGTGTGGGGGTTTCTGTTCAAGCGTGGAGATACCTATGGGATTGGCTCCAAGGATGAGGAAAGCGCGGACGATCCCACCGATCCTGGCTCGATTGGCTGGAAGATTGATTTTCTCATTGAGAACTTGCCCGTCTGGATGAAGCCCAAGGGCTATGAGGGAGAACGCGAAACGTGGAAGTACCGGAGTACCAGCAAGAGCACTTGGGAAAACCCCTCCATGCGCACTTCGATCAAGGCATATGCGGCCACAAAAGGGATTGCTCGCGGTGGACGCGTCACGGTGTTCTTCCTCGATGAGTCGGCGTTCTTTCCCAAGGGGGACCGAGAAGCGTTTGCCAACCTCGTTCACGTTACCGATTGCATGGTCGCTATCTCTACTCCGCACGGCATGGATAATGCGCACTATGATTTTGTGCATAAGCCGAGTCCGTGGCTCAAGCTCGTCTTAGACTGGCGCGACAATCCCGAACAGAACAAGGGCCTCTACAGCACTAAAGGCGGTAGGCTGCAATTCATTGATAAGGCGTTCGACTGGAGTGAGAACTATCCCAAGGGGTATGAGCACAAGCGGGATGGCCGCGTGCGCAGTCCGTGGTACGACAACATTTGCGAGATGCACGGCAATGATATGCTGTTCATCGCGCAGGAACTGGACCGTGAGTACGCGGGCAGCAAGGGCCGGCCATTCCCCCAAGCCGCGATTGATAGGATGCAACAGTTCGCCAAGCCTCCCCTACATACCGGGATATGACTATGAGTACCCGATGGATGCCGACGCCTTTGAGTGGATGGAAGGCGATGCCTACAAGCTCGATCTCTGGGTGCCTCTCGATGGGGCCGGGTTTCCGCCTCGCGGGATATACTACTTCGGTATCGACCTGTCCCGTGGTGTGGGGGGTGAGCTATCTAGCAACTCGTGTATCTCGATCTTCAATGAGCTAAGGGAGCAAGTCGGGGAACTGGCAGACAACACGATCAGCCCCGTAGAGTTTGCGCATCTGGCAGTCGCGCTCGCTTACTGGTTCGGGCATGGGGAGCCGACAACGAAAATCAACTGGGAAATTGAAGGGCCGGGCATTGAGTTCGGTAGAGAGATTCAGCGTCGGCTCAACTATACCAACTTGCGCCCACGCCCCGTGAGTGATGAGAGGCGATTCAATCACAAGCCGACTGGCGCATTCGGCACGGCGAACAAGGATCGTGACAAGGCACTGACCCCGCTTGTTTCCGCGCTGGTCAGCCAAACGGTCACGATTCGCAGTAAGGCGCTGCTGGAAGAGTGCGGGCAATATATCTTCGATGAGAATGGAAAACCGATTCATCCGCGCTCGAAAACCGCGCGGGATGGAAGCGCTAAGGGCATGTCCCACGGCGACCGGGTAATCGGCGCTTCCATGGCCGTACTCTTTATGGATGAATGCGCGACGGAGCGGAAAAGAAGCAAAAAACGCTCAGAAACCATAGTGCCGAGCGTCATTCCCCCCAACTCAATCGCGGGGAGAATGCTCGCTCGAAAACGGTCAGACGCCGCCCGTCAAGACCGATTCTGCCGCTGGTAGCAAAAAAGTCCTTGCAATCACTCGCCAAAAACGCCTATATTGCAGGCAGTCTCATTATGAGACGACGTAAATTCTCCATGGATGCGAGATTACCAGGATGGTAATGCTATCGGCAGGGAAGCTGACTCGCTTAAAAAATGCGCTGAGAAACGAGTATAACGCACTCGGGCCTCTACGCAAACAGCGTTCCCGGCTTCTCTCCATCGGCGCTGGTCCCAACTACCCTCATAAGGGGAGTGAGGACGGCTGGCTGCCTAAGGTTGAGGACATTCTTCCCATCATGCGGGAAGCGGCCAAGGCGGAAGCTATCTCGCTCTCGGCTAACTGCCCGCGCTTCACAGCCACGACCCAGAAGGTGGATCGGCTGGCGTTCGCCCGGCACTACGCGGACGCACTCAATCTCTACTCTCGCAACATGCACCTGGAGGAACAGGGCAAGCGCTGTGTCGAGAATGCGTTCTACGGCCTTGGCGTGATGAAAGTCTACATGGCCGAGTCGGTTCCTATCTGGCTGGAAGAAAGCGAGTGGATGGACCCCGGTAAGCCGTTCGCTCAAAGCCTGAGTTTGCACCATTTTGTGTATGACACGGGCGCGACGGAGTTCGAGCACTGCCAGTTCCTAGCGGACAGATACAAAGTCGCGTTCGAAGATGTGGTCAAGGATTCGCGGTTTAGTGCGAAGTGGCGCAAGCGTCTTGCCGAGATTGGTCCCACACATCCGAGCGAGATGCACGGTGAGGAACCGTGGAGGCGATTCCAGTTCGACGACACGGAACTGCGACCGCTCTTGTTTCTCTCCGACGTATTCATTCCTGATGAGGGGAAGGTTTACACCTACGTCATAGATCGGCAGTTCAACATACTCATTGACGAACCACTTGCCTCTGTGGACTGGACGGGACAAGAGACAGGCCCCTATCACTTTCTCAACTTGGGTCCGGTGCCTGACAAGACTACCCCCAGCAGTCCCGCGCAGAATTTGGAATTACTGGCGAATGCGGCCAACTCGCTCTATCGCTATCTCATTAAGCAAGCGATGGAACAGCGAACCCTTGTTCAAGTTCCGGGCGGCACTGACGAAGCGGAAATTCAGGCGGCGCGTGACTCACGGGACAACTCGTTCATCCGCGCCGATATGCCGATCACGCAGACTCGCATAGGGGGTGCCGACCAGAACAACTTTGCGTTCTTCCTCAATCTCTTGACCCAAGCGGACAGGGTGGGCGGCAACGTCGCCATGCGACTAGGACTAGGCGCAACCACCGATACCGTGGGCCAAGAGGGCATTGTCGCTCAAGGGGTGACGCGCGCGGAAGGCTACAACCAACAGATATTCGCCAAGTTCATGCGGGGGGTGGGCAAGGAACTGGGGCGCTTACTGTTTGAAGCCAAGACTGTTCGGCTCGATATGACGCGCCGCATCGACCAGTACATATCGGTCGATGACCCGTGGCTGGAAGCCGTGGAAGAAGGCTCGCGGCTAGGCGTATTCAGCGATTACGACATTGACCTCGAAGCGGAGTCGATGGCGTACAAGTCGAGTACCCAGCGCGTGATGGAATTGCAGCAGACCTTTGGGGAGCTAGTTCCACTGACTCCCTTAGTGATGCAGCAAGGCTTAATGCCGAACGTCCAATACTACCTGCAAGAGAAAGCCCGGCTGCTCAACAACAGTTGTCTGGAAAACCTGCTTGTTAGCGTAGCCCCCCCGCAAGAGCAGCCGGGCGGTGGCCATGAGCGCACGATGGGGCCTACTGGACCCAAGGAATACATTCACCGCAGCGCAGGGGGTGGGCGCGGACAATCACCCGAACAAGAGCAAGCCGCCATGATGAGTTCCGCTAGCGCGGACAACCAAGCCGCATGATCCGCAGAAACTTTATCACCGGGAAGTGGGAAGAATCGAGCGAAGATCGCAGCGGTACTTACGTGGTGCGCGACGGGAAAGTGGTCCGGGTAGGTGAGAACGGCGTCCGGCTGCGGCGCGAGAAGTCGTCTCGCCGCACGATATGCAGCAAAAACCCCTGGGTGAGCAAAAGCATCGGCGTGCATCCCAAACGCCGATCCGAAGTCAATCAAACAGCGGCCAAACTAGGCATGGATTTTCAGATCAACGAACGCGGTTTTGCCACCGCCACGTCCGCCAAGGGCAAGCGAGATGCGCAGAAGTATTTCGCCATGACCAACGTCGATGCGGGCTACGGAGATATTTGTCCCTAATGGAGACTCACATGGAAGTGGAAAAGGTCGAGCAAGAAGCTCCAGAAGAAACCAAAGAACCCACCGCCTTTGAAGTGTTCACCGAGAAACTTCAAACGCTCAAGGATAAAGACGAAACTCCCGCTGAGGTGGAAGCCCAAGCGGATGCCGACGTTGAGGAAAAGGGTGAAGCTCCCGCTGAGGAAACCAAGGCGGAAGCGGAACCCAAGCCCCGCAAGGTCGAAGGGCCAAGTATCGCCATGAAGGCGATGGCCAAACGTGAGGGCGTGCCGGATGACATTATCGCCATCGCGGATAGCGATGAGCACCTCGATACGTTCATCAAGCACTACACCCAACTCCGGGCAGAAGAACAAGCCAAACAGGCCGAAGCCGAAAAGGAAAAGCCGTTCACGCTGTCTCTCCCCGAAGATGATTTCGACAACGACGATCCGGTTCGCAAGCAGTTCTCGGAAGTGGTCAACCACTTTGAGGGCAAGTTGGCGTCTGTTTACAACTACCTCGGTCAACTGGCGGACATTGCCATCAAGACTGAGGAAGCCGTCAAGAGCGCCACTGAGGAGAAGGTGTTTGACGAACAGGGAGCGTTCGACGATTTCATAGACGAACTGGAAAGCCCAGTTCTCGGCAACCGTCGCGGCGATGCCATTCCCAGCGCCGGCCAGAAGATGCGCCAAGCCATCTACTGGCAGTACAAGGAACTGGAAGCGGAGCACCCGCGTACCTCCAAAGCCAAGCTGATGGCTCAGGCGGCTGAGGAGTTTGGTTTCACTTCAAAACAAGCCCAGCGGCAGAACGCCATAGTCGAGTCCAACAGCCGGCGATTGGGGGGTGGCAGCAGCAAGCCCCTTCCCGAAGCCAAGCTAGAGGGCAAGGAACTGGCGTTAGCGAAGATCAAGGAAGCTCTGTCGCACAATAAATAAGGATATTTACCGTGCCTGGACTAATGACCCCTGGACAAATCAGTGATGTCGTTAATGCGTATAACGACTCGCAAGCCGACAAGAAGGGCCAATGGCGGAACCGCAGCCGCAAGTATCAGCGCTGCCCCGCCTACGCCGAATTTGAAGCGCGTAAAAACAACGCCGATCCGTCCCCGAACCTGACGTGGGACGTTAAGACCAGCCAGTACAGCAATCGTGAATACGATTCGCTCTACGGCAAGGATTCGCTCAATCGTGAAAACGTCATGAGCAAGGCGACCACGAAGTTCTCCATGCAGAAAACCCATTATCTGCTAGACCGTCGTGAGCCGGCGATGATGAGTGGCGATGCCAACCGCATCTACAACTACATCGACGTACAGCGCGCCAACATGTACGACGCCTACATTGAGGACAATGAGGAAGATTTGTGGAAGAACCCCACCGGACCTAACGACGGCACGGCGGGCGACATTCAAATCTTCGGCATTCCTCACTACATCACCGCTACGAACGCGACCAGTTCGTTCGGCTTCAACGGTGGTGAGGCGTTAGGTTACGACCTGACGGCGGGGTTGCACAAGGATGCGGTCGCCGGACTTCGTAACGGCAACGGCATCTTTACGGACATCGAATCGCTCGATGACCTCCTGAACGACGCCCTGGACCTGTCGTACTTCGATCCCCCTTACAAGGGTTCGTCTGCCCTGGGTGAAATTACCCCGGACATGAATTACGTGCTGTGGAGCACCCGCAAGTGGTTCACGCAGTACACCAAGTACCTCAACACGCTGAACGACAATCATGGCCGGGATGCGGGTAAGTTCCGTGGGGAACTCACCAAGACCGGCGGCGTGGTTCACTATCGCGGCGTGCCGTGGCACTGGATTCCAGCGACCAGCAAGGTAGGCGGGCCGGTCCGCGACCTGAGCGAGTCGATCTATGGCCTTGACCTCTCGACTTGGGAACTCAAGACCCAAGGCGGTATCTGGATGGAAATGACGGATATGTTGCGAGTGGATGACGCTCACAACGTGTTCAAGGTGTTCATGGATACGATCTGCCAGCTCGTATGCACGGACTTCGCTGCCAACTTCGTTCTGACCCAAGCTACGGCCTCGCCCGCTTAATACACAAAGGAGTGTGTTTCATGTATTCTGCTGTACTTGATCGTAAAGATGATGACCGTGGGATAACCACGGCATTGTGGAAAGGCATTCCCAATCCGGGTAGTGATCCCCGATTCGGCATGTCATGGTTCGACGATTTTCTCATGGGCGATGCCGCTGTTGTCGCAGACGGCATCCTGAGAACCAACGCGGGCATCTACACTGTTGACGAAACGACAAGCGGTTCAACTGGTGTGGACATGTCCTTGGGAGCCAACGGATTTTTGGTGTCTGATCCCGGCGCTACGACGAAGGGACAGGGCCATCAAATCCAAGGCGGCCCAACGGTAATTCCGGCAGCGGGAAAGATTACGGTCTTTGAAGCTCGTCTTAAAGTGAGCATCACCGACCCGCAATTCTTCCTGGGACTTTGCACTCACTCTCTGGCTGCTGGGAGTGGTGCCGTCACAGGCGGCGAAACAGTGGTGGTCAATACGTCGAATGTCTTGGATGCGGTAGCGTTTACCAACATCGTTTCCAACGACTGCGATGCTTCGATCTACACCTACAACGATGAAACCGGCGAAACAGCGGTCCAAGGCTCCACGGCTGTTGGTACGTTTGTCGCCGCAACATTCATCAAGTTGGGTTTCCGCATCATCGGTCGTGAAGCCGTCGAATACTACGTCGATGGCACCAAAGTCTCCACCTACAAGTCCAGTTCTGGGTCGATTCCAGCCCTAGCCATCCAGCCGATCTTGGTGGCGCAGGCCGATGGAACACAGCCCGTTACCACGATGGATTGGTGGGGACTGGGGCAGACTCCTTAACCCTTTCGCCAGCCGGGGGGATGCAACTCCCCTCCCCGCACTCCCCCGGCTGTGTTTCATTCACTCGGAGAAATCATGGATTACTCGAAAGAAGTTCATCCGCTGGATCGCCGGCAGCTTTTGCTGTGGGCGACTCCCATCAACGATCCCAAGTTCCTGGAGGACTACGCCGAAGAGCGCAAGTTCTGGGAAGCGGACGGCAGGATGAAGGGCGGCATGGACAACTTCATTCTCTACGGCCTGGCCAAGAAACACCGCAAGGTGGAAGCGAAGCCGGAGCCTGAGAAGAAAGCCAAGAAGGAACCGGCCCTGGCATGAGCGTAACGGACGCCATGATGAAACAGGCTGCCGCCTTTACGGCGCGCTGGGATCGAACTACGGCCAACTGGAACACCGACCGCAATAACCTGTTCGCTGAAATCAAAAAGGACGCGCTCTCACGCTGGGAGAATGCTCACAACTGGAGCTTTCTCTACGTGCAAGCCGCCCTGGAATTAGTCCCTAGCTACACCACGGGGACCGTAACGATTGTCGCGGGCGTGGTGACTTTAGCCGATGGTACGTGGCCATCGTGGGCAGCGCAAGGCGACTTGTGGGTAACGGACGACGATGAGATGCGCCGCTACTCAGTCGATTCTGGTCCAGCGGGAGCAACGATCACCCTCGACGATACCTCGGTGGCCGTGGCAGCCGGAGCGACGTACGCGCTCAAACGTCACTGGTACGACTTGCCGAGTGACTTCGGCGGGGCGCTCGACCGGAGTTT